TATCGAGATGTCTCCAAGGCTTGCTGTAGACCTGACAGACAAAGTGTCTTCTTTTAATGTCACTAAGACAGCGTCTGACCTAGGAGTTAGTGGTCTTCCTGTTGGGCAGCTGCTGGCAGGTACTGGAGACGTAGACATTTTTGACTATGATATGGCATTCTCTAAAACTAACTCTTCTAGTATAATTGCAGACTACGCATCTCAAAGTGTTCAGATTAAATTTTACGAGACTATTTATGATGTTCCCCAGTATGACACTGCTGGCAATAACACTGGTCTAGCCAACTACTATGTCCCCCTAAAGACCATGTTCTCTGAGGGTTTCCCAACTATTGACTCTAACTCTAGAAACGTTCAGCTAAAGCTTAGAGATAAATTCTTCTACTTTGAATTTTTGACGGCACCGCAGATATTCATCCAGAATGTCTCTCTAAGCTATGCTGTGTCTACTATTCTAGATTACATTGGTTTCTCTAACTACACTTTTAAGAGGATGCCAGACGAAAATGAGCCAATCATTCCATTCTTCTTTATTCAACCTGAGACTTCTGTGGCACAGGTGCTGCAGGACTTGGCTATCTCCACACAAACAACCATGTTCTTTGACGAATACAACAACTTTGTAGTCATGAGCAAAGACTATATGTTGCCATCAAATGACAATAGACCACTAGATGTTGTGCTAGTCGGCAGCAAGGACTTTGAGTCGGATGGAGTATACTCTAATAAGGCAACCAATGGTGAGCTCCCACTAGCAAACATTATTGAAATTGCTTCACAGGATAATCAGGTATACAACGATGGCTCTATTCAGTATACGCATAGATATATTCAGCGTTCTATAGGAAAGCTAAGCCAGGCATCATTTACTGAAAAAGACCAGACCTGGATATACAAGCCAGCATTGCTTTGGGAAATTGCTCCACAAGACAGTCCAAAATCGGTTAACAATGAAGTGTCTTCAGTGTCTAACTACGCCCTGACAGCAGTTCCTCTGAACTCAGACTTGCCAGATCGTGCTCCAATTGTTTCTAGCAATCAGATTTTGTACAATACTATCGACCTAGGAGAAGCTGTTTTTTGGCTAGGCAGATACAATGGCTACCTATATGCTAACGGTGAGATTATTAGATTTGACGCTATCCAGTACACAATTCCTGGGTATGTTGCTGAAGATGGCACAAGCAACTTTTGGATTTCTAGCGTACGAGAATACCAACAGTACTTCTCAAACATTCCGTTTAATGGAAAGCTTTACCCGACAGGTCTGGTGAGAATCTATACAGAGCCACACTACGAGACTATTGGTAACATTACTCGTATGAAGAATGGCAATGTGGCTAAGCACGGTAGAGGACAGTTTGGTACTCCAGTTGTATATCACAATGCTGGCCTTAATTCCCACTGGACTGACAACGCCAATGTTCATGCTTGCAAGATGCAAACAGACTACTTGTTTGGTAACAAGGTGTTTACTGGAACTGCAGACAGCACAGTCGCAGGAGACTCTCCAGCGGTAGCAATTAGGTTAAATCGTACAGGAATTATCAAGAATTTCCTAAGTGCAACATTCAACTCCGAGTCTGAGCTAAGCTCTCTATACTCTACTCAGACTGGAACTGTTCAGTCTTCTGCATTAGTTATGCAGGGAGGAAGCTTCTTTAGTACAGAAACTCCTCTACAGTATATGTCTTACGTTCACAAGCCACTCAAGAACAACTATAAGCACTTTGGAACTAGAATGAGAATTGTTGGTAGGATTGAGAATGACTCTAACAATACGCAGACTGCGTCTGGCTCAATGTCATACTTTGTTTCACAAAATGCAACGCCAGACAAGACACCAGTTATTGGTGGTGGCTCAGGAGGTCTTGGAATCTTTGTTAATCCAGCAAAAAACACAGGCTACTTCTTTGAGATGATTGCTCTAGCGAGCACAAACATTGATGAGATTGACTCGGTAGCTGACGTAGTGTTCTACAAGGTTGTAGCATCTGGAAGCGAAGCAATCCCAATCAAACTTTGGTCTGGAATTGCTGGGAATAGTGTTGATGATGGTAACTTTGCTGGGCAGTATAGGGTTACTGCTGAAGAAAGACCATCAGTATACGATATCTCTGTAGAGTACCAGGATGTTGGAAAGATTAGAAAGTTCTATCTATATATTAACGGCAGTTTGGTCCAGATTGTAGATGATGCAGATCCACTTCCAATCTACAACAACATGGCTTTGTTCGTCCGTGGAACTTCTAAGTGTATGTTTGAAAATGTGTATGCCCTGACATCTAACTATGCTCAAAATACCGCTACTGCAGTCAACTTGCCATCAAATTCAGTCTTTGCCAATAAGGCAATCACGGTTAATGATACGTTTAGAAAGTATGACTTGAGCGGTATGGTTGAGTCTTCCTACCTGTCAAACATTAGCCCATCTCAGCCACCATCGTATGATATGTACTTTGAAGAATTTGGGACAATCATGCGTGAAGCAGCATACATGAACGTTAAGTATGAGGTGTTCCCAGCACTAACTGCACAGCTATCTCCAACTTTTAGCAGCCTAAAGGGATATACAGTTTCTGGTTTTTCTGCTGGGGCATATGGAGCAGAGTTCCTAATCTTCAACACAACAGACGCACCAATAAGCCTAGATGAGACTAGCGGAAACTACCTAAGAATTCAGGGTGCAGCTATTACTCAAGAGTCAGAAAACGACCTAACTGTCGACGAGTATTTTGCAAAGACGGGTAGTTTTAGCGACCAAGAGCTATCTTCTGGAAACTCCGTGATATTCTCACCAGCTAGACAGCAAAAGCTGTTCTACGACATTAAGAACAGCAGAATTACTTATGGCAAGAATGCATTCTCGCTAGCTGCTCCCTATATCCAAAGCCACGACGAAGCTTGGAACCTCATGGGATGGCTAACAAAGAAGATCATGAAGCCAAGAATGTCTGTTGGCATTAAGATATTCTCTAACCCAACAATTCAGCTTGGAGATATTGTAAGCATTCACTATAGGGACAATAGCCAGGATGTAGTTATCCCTAGCGATAAAAAGTTTGTGGTGTACAATATTTCTCATACAAGAAGTTTGGATGGACCAGACATGACTGTATACCTAAGTGAGGTTGGTGAATAATGGTTGATGCAGTGCCAAATCTGCCCTTAGTTCAGGCCAACCTGTCTGCTGCTAATGGGGCAACAAAGAAGGCGGAGCCAGACAGAATTTTGATGGATAGTCAAAACATTCCTGTTTCTGCTATTCCACAGCTACTGCTTGAAAACATTGGTGGTCAAGAATTGCTTAGCTTGTCTAGGCACGACCTTGTCAATGGTCAGAGTGTTGTATACAGACCAATTAAGAACTTGTCTGATCTTGCTAATCGATATGGCCCACAGAACTTAGTCGCTCTGCAGTCACCTGGCAATGTTATTTTTAATAACTTTTCTATTAAACTTGGAGATAAGATTCCAGATGTTGGCACAGGTTTGTATGGTGAAACGGTATATATTGAAGAGGGAACAAATAATTTGATCATCAATGTATTTAACATGGCAGATGACGAGCAGGTAGAAGTAGAAATCTTAGTCTCTGGAGCTATTCAAGATGATACAATAGAGGTTGGAGAATAATGATTACAGAAACTGGAAAAAATATCTTAGCCAAGTATATGATTGGCCAAGCCCCTGCATACGCATCATACCTTTCTTTTGGTAGTGGTCCAAAAGCCCTAGCCTCCGCTGAGCCATTCAACAACGATCCATCTACATCTGCTATGCAGTTTGAGATGTTCCGTGCACCCATTGTGTCTCGTGGTTATGTTACTCAAAATGTAACAGATGAGAATGGTGTAGTACAGCTTGACCTAGATGGCAATCCTATCAAGTATTCTGAGATTGTATTTACTGCACAGTTGCCCACAGATGAACGATATGAGATCACTGAGGTTGGAGTTTGGTCTGCAGGTGGTAATCCATCAGCAGGGTCTAATGACAGCAGAATGCTATTTGCTTTTAGCGAATCTGAAAACTGGGAGCATCACACATCTCTTGCAGCAATTCCTGCAACAAAGATCGTAACAGCTCTTGATGCTGGTAACGATGAAAATACAATCGAAGTAACGGAAAAAGTCTTCCAGGCTAACTCAGACAACACAGCTCTAGATGCTCCAGTTAGGTATCAAAGAAATGAGAGACCAAGATTTCTAAACAACTCTTTGTTTTTGAGAGGAGATGTGTCATCGGTATCTGGCACTGGGTCATCTCTAACTGCTACTGGTGAGCACGTCCACCTTAATGGCATTACCATGAACCTAGATAAAAATGCTGGTACTGACGAGATTCGCATAGCCTTTTCACTTATTAACAAGTTTTCAACATCAGAAAGCCCAAGCGACGTTAAGATTATTGTGGAGTTCTCAACACCAGAGACTGGAGAGGCTATTCAGTATGCTAGAATGAAGGCTCATCTTACAGCAGTTGCTGACGGATTTAGCACTAACCGCTATTTTGTAGTTTCCCAAAAGCTAGAAGATCTAGAGAAGAGTCAATCATTTAGCTGGGAGTCTGCATCAGTTGTAAAAATTTATGCAACTATTTTGGATGGTGGCAGTGCATCAGACGAGTTCTTCCTAGCATTCGACGGTATCAGACTAGAAAATCTAACAACCCAAAATCCACTATATGGTCTAGTTGGATATACTCAGGTTAAGACAGAAACAGGGTTGCCAATCATTAAGCAGCCAAACACCTCTAACCTGCTAGAGTTTAGGTTTGCAATGGATGTTGCATAATGGCAGACAAAAACATTAAAAAGGTTATTATTAATAAAGCATCTCTGCCTGCCCTGAACGGAGACTTGGAGAAGTACGTAGTTAGATATCGCATCATCTCTGAAGACCGTAACAGAATCTCTCACTGGTCTCCACAATTTTACATTTCGCCAAATCCTCTTGTCCCTGGATCAACAGACAACATCTCCATCGTTCAGGTTGGAAGTTCAATTGTTGCATCTTGGCCACTTGAAGGTGACTCAGAGATTCCAGCATCTGATGTTTTCGTAGCTTGGGGAACCTCACCAGGCGTTGTGGGGGCATATGAGTATCATGCAACCATTACAGCCAACTCAACAACCATTCCAATCCCTGCAGGCAAGGTAGCCGTTGACATAAAGGTTCAGCTGGCGGTATACCCTAGAAAACTAGTAGAAGCTAGATTCATTGCAGAATCTGGTGTTCAAGCACTGGTTTAATGGTATAATATAATCACTATGTCAAGAGTTCCAGTTCCAGAGCGTGGTCAGCCATTAGACCTTTCGTATATTAGCATGCTTGCTGAGGCAATTAATGATATCTCAACACAGCTATCTCCATCAAACAACAGATACGTAACCATAGACACACCTGCTGACGGAAAGCAGAGCACTCTGTCTTCTGGTGTTAAGATCAATGCTGCCTACGTACAGGTTGCTAACAGCAGCACGGTGCTTGCTGGATCTGAGCAGACCTTCCAGTATATCTTCCCAGCTGAGTATAAGTATGCCCCAGTCGCAACTGCTACTCCTGTTAACGCTGGCGGTACTCCAGCAGGTCGAGAGATCTCCGTAATTCTTAAGAACGTTACAACCTCTCGTGTAGATGGTGTAATAAAATATAACGCCAGTGGTGACGTTACTATTGGTGTTAATATTATTATTGTAGGTATTCCTAACTAAAATGAAAAAAGGCGGACCACTCTCTAGGGGAGACTATAATTCCGCACCTGCAATAACAGGAAACAAAAAGGTGTGGTTCTTGAATGGTGACCTCGTAAGGATTCACCATATTAACCGATCAAACGGAATCATGTCAGTCTACAATATCATTCATGACAGGATTGAAAGCTGTTTAGTTAGTGATTTTAATAAGAACAAAGAGCGAGCTTACACTGTTGGTGAGACCGCTGCACTGGTAAATAGGCACAAAAAGTACATGCCAAACCTAATGAACCGTGGAGTTATTCCTTTCCCTATGGGTAGCCAAAAGGGTGGGGCAAGAGGCTGGCAAGTAAGAAGTTACTACTCAGAGTCGCAAGTTAGAGAAATTCGTGATATACTTGCTTCCTACCATATGGGCAGACCTCGTAAAGATAAGCTTATCACAAATGATATAACACCTTCTCCACAAGAGTTGACACGGAGAATGGGTGATGGTATACTGACTTATACAAGGACTGAAGACGGACGATTTATCCCTATTTGGTCAGAATCAATATAGTTTCTTGAAAGGAAACATGGGTATGGAAAACGAAAACACTAAAGTACGAGTTGCACTAGGTTATACTCTCAACCTTGGCAACTTCCAGTCGCTACGCATTGACATTGAGGTCTCAGACAATAAGCGTGATGGCGAAAACACCAACGAGGCATTTGAGCGAGTATACTCGTTCGTTGAAGACAAGCTTGCCGAAAAGGTCAAGGAAGCATCTCAGGAGATTGAGAGTAAGTAGTGGCAGATCGCAAAGACCGCATGGCTTTGCTGAGCAGATTTAATAAACACTACCAGTTTAAATACAACGTAAAGCCAACGTACAACCTTTGGGCAGAGCAGTGGGCTGCAGATGCCCTTATCGAATCTTATGGTTTGAGCACGTGCTATGAGCTACTGGAGTATTACTTTGAGTCTGCACAAAAGCCAGACTGGAAGTATTTCTCTAACTTTGCTCACGAAATCGTGTTGGCAAAACAAAACTATGAATCAGACAAAAAAGAGCGTGAGCAACGCAGACAACTAGCAAAGAAGTGGCTAAATGAGTAATGTAGAAGCAAAAGTAATATCAGCAGTTTTGCAGGACAAGCAGATTCACGTCTTGCTG